ATGGTCGGTGTTTTCAGATGATCCAAACATACAGCAAAAGCTAGATATATTTTTTGATAAATTTAGTAATTTGCCTTTTTGGTACCAGAGCCTATTTATCGGCGTGGTCGCCTCGATATATGGACTTAAGGGAGCAGATATATTTAAGAAAAAATAAGAAGGGGGAGACATGAAGGAAGAAGAGAAAACGTGTGATTGTCACACGAAAGAAAAAGAACTATCGGGGGAGTGTTGTAAAAAAGAAAAGCCTAATGCTTTAGACGAGTTTTGGGCTAGTTTAGGAGACTACCACAAATGCAAGAAACCGAAATAGATCCAGTAAACGTTATCTATAAAATACAAAAACTAATGAACGAGTTGATGGAAAGCAACGGCCAAGTAATACTTGGTGGCGGTGTTGACAATATGGAGAAATACAATTATATTCTAGGAAAGATTCACGTATTGGATCAAATAAAACAGGAAATCTCTAACCTGCTTAAACCAAAGGAGCCAGAACCAGATGATGACAAAGTCACACGCCTTAGAAGATAAATATAACGCTGAAGCAGATGCGAAAAAAATAGCGAAGCACGCAGCAAAAGAAGAAACTCAAGAAACAAGTTTAGAAAAACTACCGAACCCTACTGGGTGGCGTATACTTGTTATGCCTTTTAAAGTTAAAGAAGAAACTAAAGGCGGAATTATTATTGCACAAGAAACATTAGACCGAGCACGAGTATCAACACAAGTTGGTTACGTGTTAAAAATGGGTGATCTTTGTTACCAAGACAAAGACAGATATCCCACCGGTCCATGGTGCGCGGAGAAACAATGGGTGATATTTGCACGGTATGCAGGATCACGTATGGAGATTGATGGTGGCGAGATAAGAATGTTAAACGATGATGAGATATTAGGAACGATTGATAATCCGGAAGATATCTTGCACGCAATGTAAATCATAGGAGGATATACTATGCAAGACGAAGAAAAAATAGTTGACGTTGGCGAAGACAACGAACAAGAAACAGAAATTGATCTTGATGCACCAGCACCAGAACAGTCTCTAGAAGAGGAACAAATAGATGTCGAACAAGTTAGTGAAGACGATAATAAGTCCGCAGACACACCTACGGAATCTACTGAGCAGTCTAATGTTCAAGCAGACAAAGATGAGCTTGGTGAATACTCAGAAGGCGTCAAAAAAAGAATAGCTAAACTTACACGTAAGATGCGTGAAGCGGAAAGACAAAAAGAAGAAGCTATTAAGTATGCACAAACTGTAAACGAACAAGCGCAAAGAATGCGTGGTCAGTATGATCAACTTGGTGATAACTACACTAAAGAGTTAGAAGCTAAAGTTGCAACTGGCATGGACGCAGCTAAACTTGCCTATAAACAAGCAGTCGAAGCACAGGACATTGATGGTCAGGTTGAAGCGCAAAAAGCTTTAGCGCAAATGGCTATTGAAGAGCAAAGATTGGCTAATATTAAAGCTGGTCAAGAGCAAAAACTAGCGCAAACACCTGCTGTTAAAGAACAAGAAGTCGCGCAAACACAGCAATATCAACAACCACAAGCCCCAGTAGATCCAAAAGCGGAAGATTGGGCGACTAAAAATGCTTGGTTTGGTACGGATAATGCTATGACTTACACTGCTTTTGATATACACAAGAGTTTAGTTGAGGATGAAGGATATGATCCTCAATCAACAGAATACTATGCTGAAGTAGATAAAAGAATTAGGGTTGCATTTCCTCACAAATTTGATAAAGTTGAGGAATCTGCACCTGCACCGACGCAAAGTGTAGCAAGTGCCAAACGTCCGGCATCTAATAAAGGACGCAGAAAAACTGTGAAACTCACACCATCACAGGTAGCAATTTCTAAAAGATTAGGTGTGCCACTCGAAGAGTATGCGAAACAATTAGCCGCGAAGGAGGTATAAGCATATGACTAAAAAAGAAACAGAAAAAACTGTTAAAACTTCCCGCGTGAGCGAAACTAGGGTTAAAAATGAAAAACCTAAAGTTTGGGCTCCCCCATCTTCTCTGGATGCACCACCTGCGCCAGATGGTTTTAGACATAGGTGGATACGTGCTGAGACACAAGGCTTTGATGATACAAAGAATATGTCCGGTAAAATAAGATCTGGTTGGGAATTGGTGAGAGCCGATGAATATCCAGGTTCAGTGTATCCAACACATGACAAAGGCCAATATGCAGGAGTGATCGGGGTCGGTGGCCTATTGCTGGCTAGGATACCAGAAGAACTCGCAAAGTCACGTGAGGCTTACTTTAACCAAGTAAACAACGATCGTAATGAGGCTTTAGAAAACGATGTTTTGAAGGAACAGCACCCAAGCATGCCAATCAATCAAGAACGGCAGGCACGTGTAACCTTTGGTGGTACAAAGAAGGACTAATTTTTTAGTAATTCCTATCCACCGTAAACAACTAAACCTTTAAGGAGGATAACAATATGGCTAATAAAGATGCCGCATTTGGTATGAGACCTGTAGGAACGTTGAGCGGTCAAAGCAACATGCAAACTAATGAGTACTTCATTGCAGACAATGAAGCATCTTCTATGTTTCAAGGTGACCCAGTAATTCAACAAGCTAGTAATACTGGCTTTATTGATATTGGTGCAACTGGTAGTGAAACTAACATTGGTGTATTAAATGGTGTTTTAATTGACAACAATCCGTCAACAGGCAAACCATCTTTCCAGAACTTTTACACTCAAACGAATGTAACTTCTGGATCAATAAGAGCTTTTGTATACGATGATCCGTATATGAAGTTTGAAATACAAGGGGATACTGGAACAAACTCTGATGTTACAGATCGTCATGAAGTAGCTGACTACGTAAACATGGGCACAGAATCTGCTAACGGAGTATCCGCAGCAGAACTTGACATGAGTGATTTAGCTGCAACTGACGGTTCGTTAAAAATCGTTGGATTTTCTACAGACCCTGAAAACAATGAACTTGGATCTGCGCACATGAATTACATTGTAATTTGGAATGAGCACACATTCAAAAAAGAACTATAATAGCATTTAGGAGGATTATATGGCTATATCAAGACAACAGCTCGCTAAAGAGCTTGAGCCAGGTCTAAATGCATTATTTGGACTTGAGTATCAAAACTACGAGAATCAACACACGGAGATTTTCGACACTGAAACTAGTGACAGAGCTTTTGAAGAAGAAGTAATGTTAACTGGTTTCGCAAACGCGTCAGTTAAAGCTGAGGGTTCTGCAGTATCTTTCGATAGCGCAAACGAGTCTTTCACTTCACGTTACACTCACGAGACAATTGCTCTCGCTTTCTCTATCACTGAGGAAGCTATTGAGGATAACCTGTATGATAGTATCGCTAAGCGTTATACAAAAGCACTAGCAAGATCTATGGCTAACACGAAGCAAATCAAAGCAGCAAACGTATTAAACAATGCGTTCAGCTCTGGTTCTGCTGGCGGCGACGGGAAAGAGCTTTGCGCTACTGACCACCCAACACAAGCGGGTACTTTCAGTAACGAACTAGCTACTTCCGCAGACCTTAACGAAACATCGTTAGAGCAAGCAATGATTGACATTGCTGCTTTCACTGATGAGCGTGGTCTGAAAATTGCAGCAAGAGGAGTAAAAATGATTATTCCTTCTGAGCTACAATTTACAGCTGAAAGACTGATGAAGACAGCTAACCGTACTGGTACTGCTGATAATGACATCAATGCGATCGTATCTAAAGGTATGATCTCTGGTGGTTATGTAGTGAACAACTACCTAACTGACACTGATGCATTCTTCATTAAGACTGATGTTCCTAACGGATTAAAGATGTTCCAAAGAGCAGCTTTAAAAACTGCTATGGAAGGCGACTTCGATACAGGAAACGTTAGATACAAAGCGAGAGAAAGATACAGCTTCGGCTTCTCTGACCCTCGTGGAATCTTCGGATCTCCAGGTGCTTAATCACTAGATTAAGACTACAATATTAAGGGGCCTTCGGGCCCCTTTTTATTTGCATAAACACGTTTAAAAGCGTATAATTCAACCACTGCATAATTAAATTAGTTAGTATAGACTCGTGCAGTGGATTTTCTCAGGACTATATTAACGGAAAACGGAGACAAAATATGGGTACTACAACTTATTCGGGTCCTTTAAGATCCGAAAGTACAATTAAAACTGTCAGTAAAAATGCATCTACGGGAGCAATTACTGAAATTATAACTATGGGTGACGCACCTGTTGCACTAGGAGATGAAGACAAAACTCTTGATGCTGCAACACACAGTGGTAGAACACTTGTAGTTCCTGCACTTGGCGGCAATAGAACTATAACTTTACCGGCACCAGTTGCTGGTCAAAGCTATAAACTTATCTATGGCGGCGCAGCAGAAGAAGCAGAGAATCTAATTCTATTAACACCAGGAAATACTAATTTCTTTATTGGTGGTGTTGTTCATTTAGATTCAAATGCTGATAACGTATCTGTTTATTCTAACGGAAGCTCTAACTCTAGCTTAACTCTTACAGACTTTGGTTTGTTTGAAATTAACGTTTTAGCTAAAGATAGTACTAATTACTATATTTGGGGTTACCAAGAAGGCGCAGACGTACCTGCATTTGCAGACCAATAATAACTTATGTGGGCCTTCGGGCCCACACGTTCTTGATTAAGGAGGGAACATGGCAGACACAGTAACAGGACCTACAATCCTACAGGAAAACGACAAACGAGTTACAATCAAAATAGTTAATCAATCTGATGGCACTGGTGCTACAACCGTATTTGGTGATGTATCAGCTTTAGCAAACGATGATGAAGGTAACTCAGTAGCACACTTATCATTACAAAGAGTATGGTGGTCATGCGCTAATGGCGATGGCGGCGATGCTTTTGCACGTTTAGATGAAGAAGATTCAGACGGTGATATTCCAATTATAACTTTAATAGACTCAGGATACTGGGACTTTAGAGAGTTTGGTGGTATACCAGCTGATAAATCATCTAACAGTAATCAGAGTGATGTTAACTTTGTTGTACCTGGTGCAGCGGATTCTGGTAATACATATACTTGCATAGCAGAGTTTAAAAAAATTTACTAAGGAGTAGCAGATGCCAAATACTACTTCAGGAACAGCAACGTTCGATAAAACTTTTTCTATTGATGAGGTTATAGAAGAAGCATATCAGCGTGTTGGTATAGATCAATTAACCGGATATCAAATTAAATCAGCTAGACGTTCTTTAAATATAATGTTTCAAGAATGGGCTAATAGAGGTTTGCATTATTGGGAACTAAAAGAAACCAACATTGACCTGGTAGAAAATCAAGCTGAATATCATTTCTTTAGAAGTGCAGCAGATGATACTTCTGATTCTAATCGTGCGCAGGCAACCACTAATCAAGTTGATTCTACTATTTTTGGAATTGATGATATTTTAGAGGCAACACACAGAACTAACAGAACGGCTAGTAATCAAGCAGATACTGCTATGACTAAAATAGATAGATCTACTTATTCTGCTTTATCAAATAAATTATCATCAGGTACACCAACACAATACTATGTGCAAAGATTTATAGATAGAGTTACAATAACTGTTTATCCCGTGCCTAACTCAACATCAGCTAGTGCTGATATGCATATTTATTATGTTAAAAGAATAGAAGATGTTGGCGACTATACGAACGCAGGTGACGTACCTTATCGGTTTGTGCCTTGTATGGTATCAGGATTATCTTATTATTTATCACAAAAATATAACCCACAACTAGTGCAACAGAACAAAATGTTGTATGAAGATGAATTAAATAGAGCGTTAACAGAAGATGGTTCTTCTACTAGCACTTATCTAACACCAAAGGTATATTATAGTAATGTCTAATTTTTCTACAGGTAAAAGATCAAAAGCTATTTCTGACAGAAGTGGTATGGCATTTCCATATCAAGAAATGATGAAAGAATGGAATGGTTCTTTTGTGCATAGATCGGAGTTTGAATCTAAACACCCACAAATAGAAAAGAAAGATCATCAAGCTGATTCACAAGCTCTACAAGATGCTAGACCTGACAGAACAGAAAATGCTGTGCCAAATTTATTAAAGACTAATTCTTTTAAAACCGGTAGTTCAGGTAGCGGTGTTATTACTGTAACAGAAGAGAGCCATGGCAGAACTAGTAGTGACACAGTTAGATTTTACGACGCCGTTAGTTTTGATGGTATTATTGACACTAACATAAACAGGTCTGCAGGATATACAATAACGGTTGTTGATACTGATACTTATACATTTACCGTGGCAACAGACACTGCAACGACTGGTAATATAACAGGGGGAGGTTTCCGCGCTTACGCTGGGCCGGCAACATTAGTAGCATGACAACATACGCAGAACTAACACAACAAATAATAGACTATACTGAGACTGATAGTAATGTTTTAACAACAGCAATTCTTAACGATATTATAGAACACGCTGAATCTAGAATTTTTAGAAATGCAGATTTAGATGTGTTTAAAAAATACAAAACAGCTAACTTAACTATCGGTGATCCGTTTGTGGCTATGCCTGGAGCTACTCCACAGCTTTTTGCTTTTATTAGATACATACAAATTTTTAGTACGGATAATGTGCGAATAACTTTAGAGAAAAAAGATACATCTTTTATTAACGAGTTTATTCCAAATAGAACAACTACTGGAACACCTAAATATTACGCAAATTGGGACAACGACACAATAATACTTGCTCCATCGCCGGATGCAACATATACTGTAGAATTAGCGTATAATGCGCAACCAACAGGACTATCTTCAAGTAACACTACTACTTGGGTTAGTAATAACGCACCAGAAATGTTGCTTTATGCCTGCCTCGTAGAAGCTTTTAAATTTTTAAAAAACCCACAAATGGTTCAAATGTATGAATCATATTATAAACAAGCGTTACAACCGTTTGTTGGTGAACAAATGGGTAGAAGAAGAAGAGATGAATATATGGATGGAGTTCCTAGAATAGCTATTCCATCTGAAAACCCTTAAGGAGAATATATATGGCTAATGTAATTAGTAATGTTTTTAAAGATCAGTTGTTAAAAGGTAACCACAATTTTCAATCAGGTGGCGACACTTATAAACTAGCTTTGTATACTTCATCTAGAACTGCAGCAGCAACCGATTCTGTATTTGATACAACTAATGAGGCAAGTGGTACTAACTATACTAGTGGTGGTAATACTTTAACTAACAACGGTGTAACTGGTGGATCTTCTGCTTCAACTGCTTTTATAGATTTTGCTGATACATCTTTTACTACAGCTACAATCACTGCACAATTTGCACTTATCTATCAATCAAGTGGTGGTGCCAACAGTGCTAGTGCTAATGCAGTTTGTTGGTTAGATTTTGGCGGTGATTTTACAACTACTGGCGGAACTTTTACAATACAATTTCCAGCAGCAGGAACAAGTACAGCAATTATAAGATTGGCATAAGGAGGATAAATGGCGTTAGTACTTAACGAAAGAGTTAAAGAAACTACAACCACAACCGGCACCGGTGCGTTATCCTTAGGCGGTGCACCAACTGGTTTTGAAACTTTTGCTGCAGGTATCGGTAATTCTAACACTACTTACTATGCAATCTTTCACGCAACTGCAGATGAGTTTGAAGTTGGTCTAGGCACACTAGATAGCGATAGCTCTGATCTTACCCGTACTACTGTATATGCTAGTTCTAACAGTGATAGTGCGGTTAATTTTTCTTCTGGTACTAAAACTGTATTTTGTACTATGCCCGCAGCGCGGTCCGTATTCCTGGACGCAGACGGTGACGTTACCCTAGGCGCTAATTTAGATGTTGGTGGTAACCTAACTGTTACTGGCACGACTACATTTAATGGTGGCACCCTAACTCTTGGTGATGCTAATACTGATAATATTGTTTTTGGTGGTGAGGTTGATTCTAATATTATTCCTGATGATGATAATACTTATGACTTAGGTAGCTCATCAAAAGAATGGAAAGATTTATATATTGATGGCGTTGCTTATGTAGATGCTATTAATTTTGCAGGCACAGCGATAAGTGCAACTGCTGCAGAATTAAATATCATGGACGGAGTTACGTCTACTGCCGCTGAGTTAAATATATTAGACGGTGTTACATCAACTGCAGCTGAGTTAAATATATTAGACGGAGTTACGTCTACTGCCGCTGAGTTAAATATATTAGACGGTGTAACTTCAACCGCCGCAGAATTAAATGTGCTTGATGGTATCACTGCAGTTGTGGGTGAACTTAACGCACTGGATTTAGGTTCTACAGCAGTTGGTACAGCAATCGCTTCTAAAGCAGTTATTTTAGATTCTAACAAAGATTATACTGGTTTTAGAAATATTACATTATCTGGAGAGCTTGATGCAGGATCTCTTGATGTTTCTGGAGACATAGATGTAGACGGCACAACTAACCTTGATGTAGTTGACATTGATGGTGCAGTAGATATGGCAAGCACACTTACTGTTGGATCGGGTATTACTGTAACAAACGGAACTTCAGGTTTTTCAAGGACTCATTCTACAACTAATGCATCATTACAGGTTTTAGAACTAACAGCTACAAGTTCAGGTAATATGGCTGACGGCTTTGGTCCATCTATACATTTTTCTGCCGCAGATGGAGGTGCAACGTCAAGTCAAGTTGCAGAAATTAATGTAGTTAGAGCTGGTTCTGATACAGCATTTAACATAGAGCTTCAAACGGCTGATACCACTAGAATGACAATTGGTAATGGTCTTGTAACAGTAGTAGGAGAACTAGATGCATCTAGTTTAGATATATCCGGCGACGCTGACATTGACGGCACGTTAGAAGCAGATGCAATAACAGTTAATGGCACTGCTTTAGCAAGTGTGATTGCCGGAACAACAGTAGCAAACGCAACACTAGCAGCAACGGTAACAGTTACCGATAGCACTGCTAACACAAACTTTCCGGTTGTATTTCACGATGAGTCAAATGCTTTATTAGATGATACCGGAGCATTAAGATATAATCCAAGCACCGGCGAATTACTTGTACCAAAACTAACTGTCGCTGGCACCACTACGACTGTAGACACCGTTACAATGAATGCTGCAAATGCAATAATATTTGAAGGTGCTACTGCTGATGCGCATGAAACTACGCTTACAATTATCGACCCTACTGGTGATAGAACAATTAATTTACCAAACGTTTCCGGTACAATACCTGTACTAGCGGCTGTAAGCACGACACAAATTACATCTACACCTGAAGAACTAAATATTTTAGATGGTGTAACTTCTACCGCAGCAGAACTAAACATATTAGACGGTGTTACTTCTACCGCAGCAGAACTAAACATATTAGACGGCGTAACTTCTACCGCAGCAGAACTAAATGTATTGGATGGTATTACAGCAGTGGTCGGTGAGCTTAATGCATTAGATCTAGGCAGCACCGCAGTTGGTACAGCGATCGCCTCTAAAGCGGTTATTTTAGATGCAAACAAAGATTATACAGGTATTAGAAATTTAACAATTACTGGTGAATTAGACGGTGCCACCTTAGATATTTCTGGAGACGCAGATATAGACGGCACACTAGAGGCAGACGCTATTACTATTAATGGTACATCTATTAACTCGGTGTTCGCAGGAGCAGGATTCGCGGTTGCGATGGCAATCGCTCTATGATATAAGAAACTAGGAGAAAAATATGGCACAAGATTTTGAAAGTAACGGTAAAAGAATAACCAACTCAGCGACTACTATTTATACATCAAATAGTGATGACGCAATTGTGGGTTTAAGATTTGCTAACATTTTAACAACAACGGACACGTTAGATGTGTTTATTACGGACGCTGGTGACAGTGATACTGCTAGATATTTAATTAAAGGCGTTAGTGTTCCAGCTACCTCATCCATTGAATTAATTCAAGGTGCATCCAAAGTAGTTATACAAAGTGGTGACGTAGTAAAAGCACAAAGCGGCACGGCCAACGGTTTTGATTGTTGGATAAGTGTGGTGGACGCAATTAGTACATAGGAGGAAATATGGCACAAGAAGAAGTAGGAGGTCCATTATTTGTAGGATCAGGACCTGCATCAGAGCAGATACCTGAACATGATTCTACAGTGGATGAAAATCAAACAGTTGGCAGTGCAGTTGTTGCAGGGCCAATAACAATTAATGCTGTGGTAACAATCACAGGAAACATGGTGGTAGTATGAGCGTAGAAGTAGATGGTGTAAATAAGAGTATTAAGGTAGATACAATTTCAGAAGTTACTAGTGCTAATGGCGTAAGCATTGATAGTGTAAAATTAAAAGATAGTACTGTTGATGTTAATGGGGCATCGGATGGCATTATTCTTGATGCAGATGCCGATACAACAATAAGTGCTGACACCGATGACCAGATAGATTTTAAGATTGGTGGTAGTGATGCTCTCAAAATTACTGGTAGTTCTTTAACAGGAACTGCTGTTGCTGGAACAGTTGCACAAGTTGTATCTGTTTCTAAACTCGATAGTTTTAATACAAACAGCACAAGTTATGTAGACATAACAGGGTTTACCGCAGCTATTACTCCATCATCAACTAGTTCAAAAATATTAGTTATATCTAACTGGATGTGGGGTTCAAGTGCATCACCATATCCAAAATTTATTTTACTAAGAGGTTCAACCTCAATTAACATAGGAAACACTGATACAGGAGCTACAAGAGTTTCTGTTGGTAATAATACTGATCCAGCAGGAGATGAAGGTAACATTCAACAAGAACAATTAGGACATCATTTTTTAGATAGTCCAAGTTCAACCAGTGAAGTTACTTACAAATGGCAAACAAAAAGTTTTAACTCAGGTAGAACAATATATGTGGGGAGAACAGCAGATGTAAGTGATGGTAACAGAGCAACAGCACCATCAAACATTACACTTATGGAGATATTAGGATAATGACTGACATAATAAGCGCAATAATAGCAATAAATTCTGATGCACAAGTTTCTGTAGATGGTGAGGACTATTCTAAAATAACTTGGTTGAATGGCACTACACCAATTAGTGAAGCTGATATTAAAGCTAAACAAGCAGAACTACAAACAGCTTATGATAATAAAGCATATCAAAGAAATAGAGCCGCTGAATACCCAAGTATAGTAGATCAGTTAGATGATATGTATCATAATGGTTTTGATGCATGGAAAGCAACGATTAAAACAACTAAGGATAAATACCCTAAAGGATAAATTATGGCAGAAATAAGAGTAAACACAACAGGAACTTTAAAGTTATTTGATGCAGATGATTCGCACTCAGCTAGTATCAAAGCAGGTACTTTATCTGCTGATGTAGCAAGTATAACTTTAGAAAGTGCAGAGACTGTATTTAATGAAGATAGTGCAGATATAGATTTTAGAGTAGAGGGTAATGGTAATGCTAATATGTTATTTGTTGATGCTGGTAATGATAGAGTTGGTATCGGAACTTCAAGTCCAGGTAGTGTTTTACAAATTGATGGAGCTTCTACACCTAAAGTAACTATTAGAACTGCAGATGGTACAAGTGCATCTGTAAAATTACAAAGAGTAGATGAAAATGATGCTTCCACAGATTACGAATTAAAAAATGACGGTGGTGTATTTAAGCTTATTGGTGATAACAATTCTCAAGACGAATATAATTTAATAAATTCTTCAACTTCTGAAGTTGTTATTAACGAAGGTTCAAATGATATAGACTTTCGAGTAGAAACTGATGCTAACACTCATATGTTATTTGTTGATGCTG